GAATAATATATCATGGTGCTAGCAGCTGTAAGTGTAATACCATAACCACCAGTTTGAGTCGTGCCTACAAAAAAACGGACCGGGGAACTGGGATCTTGAAACTTCTGTATATTTTTTTGTCTATCTTCTTGTGGTGTTAGACCATAATAATCTACAAAAGAATCTGGACCATACTCTTTACTGATAGCTTCTATAATTCTATTTACATCTCTTTGAAAGTGAGCCCAAATAACAACCTTACCCTCTATCTCATCTAATAAATCCATAAGTTCTGGTAATCTATTTGTAGGCATCTCATGCATAGTGCCATCATCTGCAGTAAAACTACCACAAGTTATTTGTTGTAATCTCATTAACTGAGTCAAGACTGTGGCTGTGGTCATCATCTTACCATTAAAACTAGCAAGAGCTAACCTACTCATCTCTTTGTATACTTTTAATTGTTCATGTGTAAGCTGAACTGTACGTTTCATAAACGTTTTCTTTGGTAAATCTAAACACTCATCTTTTAATACTCTGTATGAAAACGCTTTTAGTTTTTGTGATAACTCATCTAGATTTCTATAACCAACAACTATCTGCACAGACCTGCCACCAAAGTTAGCTGTCTTCATGATAGCGTATCTAGTTCTAAATGTATAATAAGACTCGTGGCCTAACAGACCAGGCAACAAGAATTCACATTGTTTATATAAATCTAATGGTGATTTTGTTACCGGTGATCCTGTAAGTATTCTAGTATAAGATGCTTCTCTACCCAAAGCACAGATATTTTTAGTACGTTTAGCCTCTGGATTTTTTATAGTTGTAGATTCATCTATTGCCATTAATGTTCTGTGAGAGGATAAAAATTTATATGCAAAGTCTACTCCTTTTTTAGTAGACAAAGCTTCTACATTCATAACTAATATATGCAGGTCTTCACCTGTTTCAAATAAACTATCTAATTCTTTTTGTTGTGACTTAGTAATTAACGATTGCCATAAAACTGTTTTGTGTTCAATATGATCTACCAAATGTGTAGGTATCTCACCTTCGTACCAGTTTTTTACTACACCTTTTGGTGCCACAATTAGGACACCATTGATCTTACCATTGTCATAAAGCATAGATATATTGTCTATTAATACTTTAGATTTACCAGTACCCATTTCCATAAAGTATGCAAAATAAGGTCTATCCCAAGACATTTCTAATGCCTTAATCTGATGAGCATATGGCTCTGTTTTAAATTTATAATTCATAAATTTTCTTCTTTCTAGTTGACAACTATATAAACATAATTATATTGTTTGTCAATAATGTCAGAAAGAAAAGTTTATTTAATACAGGAAGTACCTGGTACAAAAGCTGGAACACCTAAAATAAATATTGTAGGTGCTACAAAGTATGGGGATGTGATACCTTTACTACCAGAACTTTCACAAATAATTTTTTCACCAGGTCCATTAATTTTTAAATTGAGAAAACTTTTAAAAAATTTTAGACCAGAAGATTATTTATTATTAACAGGTGACCCTGCAATCATAGGTGTTGCATGTTCTATTGTATCTGATATTACAAACGGTAGATACAACTTATTGAAATGGGATAAACAAGAAAGAAAATATTATCCTATAACAATTAACTTATACGAGAAAGGAGAAGTAAATGAGTAGTATTGATTTTGAAAAAGACCAACGAGAAGATCTAAACTCTGTTAATGATGCAAAGTCATTGTCAGATCAAGTTGTTAAATTAAAACAATTAGAAGATGATCTTGTACAAAAAGAAAAAGAATTAAAAGAACTGAAGAGACACATAGATTTAGTATCAGGTGAGGTAATACCTACCATGATGCAGGAGATGAATATCTCTACACTAAAACTAGCAGATGGATCTTCTGTTGAAGTTAAACCAGTTTATGGGGCTTCTATTTCGGTAGCGAATAAAGAAGCAGCCTATACATGGCTTCGAGAAAACGGCCTGGGTGATCTTATTAAAAATGAGATTACTGTTTCCTTTGGTCGTAACGAAGACAACAAGGCATCGCAATATGCGATCCTTGCGCAAGGTCAAGGGTACGAACCTGTCCAGAAATTAAAGGTCGAACCTATGACACTTAAAGCATTGGTCAGAGAGCGTCTAGAATCTGGACAAGAGATGCCCTCTGATCTTTTTAACGTGTTCGCAGGAAACAGAACCAAAGTAACGAGGAACAAATAAACATGAACCAAGTAGCAGAGAAAAAGACTGCAGGTCTACCTTCAAATATATTTGAGGATGACGCAGCAAAAGGTTTGGGCTCAATAGGTCAAGAAGATCTGGCTCTACCTTTTTTAAAAATCCTTGGACAGCTTTCACCAGAAGTTAATAAACGTGATGGTAAGTATGTCGAAGGTGCAGAACCAGGTATGATATATAATTCAGTATCTGGCGATCTGTATGACGGAGTAAAAGGTATTGATGTGATTCCATGCTTTTATAAGTTGGAATACATTGAGTGGAAAGATAGAGGAGAAGGACCAGGTGCACCAGTTGCAATCTATGATTCTTCATCTGATATTATGTCCAAAACAAAACCGGATGCAAACTACAAAGATAGATTACCAAATGGTAATTATATCGAGAAGACTGCATCTCACTTTGTCATTGTATCGGGAGATAGTCCATCGACAGCATTGATATCTATGAAATCTACTCAATTAAAAATTAGTAGAAAATGGAACTCAATGATGTCTGGAATAAAAATGAAAGGTAAGAATGGGTTATTTACACCAGCATCTTTCAGCCACATTTACAGACTAAAGACTACCCAAATGTCTAACGATAAAGGCACATGGTTTGGTTGGGAAGTCAGTAAAGTTGGTCCAGTAACTGATCAATCCTTATATGGTCAAGCCAAATCGTTTAGTGAAAACATATCGAAAGGTAATGTGAAAGCTAAACATGGTGAAGACAAACCAAAGGAAAGCATTATCTAATTCTCTAAGAGAATGAGTGCACAGTGTGGGCCAGGACGGAGACTGAGTGGCCCACACGGAACAGTTATGGAAAAAAAATATATAGAATTTTTTAATGGTTATAGGCATGCGTATGGTGTCGCTGATTTTGAACACCCAGATGCTTATGTAGATTCTGAAACTGGTAAAAAGAAACCAGTGTACAGATGGAACTACGAAGAACTTACAGACGAAATATACCAAGCACATTTAGAGGGAGCCCTATCAATAGGTATACAGCCATGTAATGAAAACTCAGAAGTAAAGTTTGGAGTTATAGATATAGATCCAAAAGATTATGAAGACTTTGATAAAAAATTTTTTATAGATAAGATACAAGAATATAAACTGCCTTTGATACCAGTATGTTCTAAAAGTGGTGGCTTACATTTATTTTTATTTATGAAAAATTTTACAGATGCAAAATCTGTAAGATCCTTTCTAAGTAACTTACTACCACTATTTAAACTAAAATCAGATTGTGAAATATTTCCAAAGCAAACACAGCTAACAAAAGATACTGAGACAGGACAGCTACGTCCAGGTCAATTTATAAACCTACCTTATCTGGGTGGCAATCAACGGCAAGCGTTGAATGCAGACGGCACCAAGTTTACTCTGGACCAGTTTATGCAGGTCATACAAGTAAACCTGGTAGACAAAGAAAGACTGAAAGGAATTACAGAATCAATAGAAGAACAAGACATGCAAGATGTCGACGAAGATTTTAAAGATGGACCACCATGTCTAGCAATACTTTCTAAAATTACAAATGATCCTGCGTTTGATGGCAAAGATAGGTTTATGTATAATTATCATGTGTTTGCAAAGATGAAGTTTGCAGATAACTGGCAACAAAAAGTCATGAATGCACCAGTAAAATATTTTGCAGGCGAACATGCAAATGCATGGGATCAAAAATTTTTAAATCAAAAAGTAAAATCATGGAACAAAAGCACAAAGGGTTATACATGTACACAGAGTCCTATCAGTGAGTATTGTAAAAAAGGTATTTGTGTTAAGAAAAAATATGGAGTCTTAGCAGGATCAAAAGGTGCATACCCTGTGCTTACTAATTTAAAGAAGATAGATTTAGATCCAGAACCAGAATACGAATTTGATGTAACAAAACCAGATGGCATTAGTACAGCAACAGTGCATTGTAGATCTGTCGAACATCTAAATGATCAACGTAAAAGACGTAACTCCATATCAAAGGCTGCAGGATTTTTACCACCGTTAATCAAAGGTGATCAAGAACAAGCAGTTATGGATGCATTGTATCTTACACAAAAAGTAGTGCACCCACCAATTGGTACATCACCTAAAGAAAAATTACATGATGTATTACACGCAAAAATAAATGGACCAAGAGCTACGAGCGACGCAGCATTCAAGACAGGTTCTGTATTAATAGAAAATGATTTAGCATTTTTTAAATTTGATAAATTTTTTGACAAGCTACGATCTAAGAACTGGAAACATAGTGAAGATAAAACAGGTCGTATGATGCAGGTTATATATAAAGATTGTGAGATAGATTTCTTAGAACAAAAAAGATATCCATCAAAAGAATCTGGTAAGTATAATTCATCTACAAAAAATGTAGTGCAAATAAATATAAAATCATTTGAAGAAGTGCCAATACACCATACTAAATTAATACACAAGACGGAGATAATGTGATCAGTAGAAAATTATTCGGGCCTCCGGGAACAGGGAAAACTACAAAACTTTTACAATATGTAAAAACATTTCTTAAACTTGGTACACCTATAGATAAAATAGGATACTTTGCATTTACAACTAAAGCAGCAAACGAGGCTATTGATAGAATGTTAGATTATCACACAGCTTTTCAAAGAAAAGATTTAAAATATTTTAGGACTTTACATTCACTGGCATTTACAAGACTAGGACTTAAAAAATCTGAGGTAATGCAGGATGAACACTATGAAGATATAGGTAGAAAGTTAGGAATAGAGATGACTGTATATTCAAACGGCCAAGAGACTACAGGATTTGTAGATTCTAATAGTGAATATTTTAATCTTATTAATGCAGCTAGGATTAAGGAGTCCACTATACAAGAAGAATATAACACAGATATGTATTCACAGGACATGAACAAACAATTATTACAAATTATTTCAGACGAATTACAAAACTACAAAGACTCATACAAACTAGTAGATTTTACAGACATGATAGAAAAATTTAATGTGTCCAAATTATGTCCAAAATTTGACGTATCTTTTATTGATGAAGCCCAGGATTTATCACCAATACAGTGGAAAATGGTAGATATAATCAAGAAAAATTCCAAATATGTTATACTAGCAGGCGATGATGATCAAGCAATTTACGGCTGGGCAGGAGCTGATGTAAAAAAATTTCAGCAAGAAATTTCAAAAAAAGACATAATTTTGCCACAATCTTACAGAGTTCCAAGGTCTGTTCAAAACATTGCAGATAAAATATTGGACAGAATACCTGACCTAAATAAGGTGCGTAAACAGTGGAAAGCAAGAGATGAGGAGGGAAAAGTAGATTATATTACAGATATTGATGGCCTACCTTTACATGACGGTAACTGGCTCATTCTAGCAAGATACAATGATAGGCTGACAAAACTCATGCCATTACTCAAAGATAGAGGTGTGTATTTTCAATACAAAAATCGTAAGAGCTACAAGGTATCTTTGTTTAGAACTATTCTAAATTATATACGTTGGCAGAAAGGTGAGATGTTATCTCTGTCAGAGGTAAAAGATGTTTTAGAATGTGCGGACAAAAATTTAAAACCTACAGAAGAAAAAATGTATGACCTGTCAGAATTTAATTTTTCAAAAAAAATAGAGTGGTTTGATGAGTTCCAGGTAGATTACGAAGAGTGCCTATACATACGTGAGATGTTACGTATGGGCGAAAAATTATCAAAAGACGCTAGAATAAAATTATCTACGATACATGCAGCAAAAGGCGGTGAGGCCGATAACGTGTTATTAATTTTAGATAATACAAAAACAATAAGAGAGTCAGCAGAAAAAAGTGAAGACAAAGCTGATGAAGAAAACAGAGTCTGGTATGTTGGTGTAACAAGAACAAAACAAAATTTATACATCATGTCAGCAAGAAAAGAGGAGAACGGTTATGACATCGAAAGTTTGGGATAAACAACACGGAGGATCTCATTATCAAAAATATAAAATTCAACCTAGTAAGTTTGTAGTAGAGAATGAATTGCTATATCCGGAGGGTTGTGCTATAAAATATATAATCAGACATCGTGATAAAGGAAAGAAACAAGATATATTGAAAGCAATACACTTTTTAGAAATGATTATTGAGAGGGACTACAATGAAAATTCCTAAGTTTGAAGCACAAACAGAATGGGTAAAACCTACAGAGTTTCCAGACCTACGTCATGTAGATGAAATAGCAATTGACCTGGAGACAAAAGATCCTGACTTAATTAAAAAAGGATCTGGTTCTGTTATTGGTAATGGTGAAGTTATAGGTATTGCTGTTGCAACAAAACATTTTAAAGGATATTTTCCTATTGCACACGAAGGTGGTGGCAACATGGATAGGACCAGAGTCTTATCTTGGTTAAAAGATATTTTAGAATCACCAGCAACAAAAGTTTTTCACAATGCAATATATGACGTGTGTTGGCTACGGGCAATGGGATTAAAAATAAACGGTGACATAGCCTGCACTATGATAGCTGCAGCGTTGACCGATGAGAATAGATTTAGATATGATCTTAATAGTTTATCATGGCACTATCTTGGTTATGGTAAGAACGAAGCTGCACTTGCAGAAGCTGCAGAAGAGTGGGGTATAGATCCAAAATCAGAAATGTACAAACTACCTGCTATGCATGTTGGTGCATACGCTGAACGTGACGCTGAAGTAACACTAGGTCTTTGGCAAGAAATGAAAAAAGAAATTATTAATCAGGACTTAGAAGATATATTTGACCTGGAGTCTGATCTGTTTCATTGCCTGGTTGACATGAGATTCAAAGGTGTACGTGTAGATATAGAGCGAGCTCATGCTATGAAAAAAGAATTAATTACACAAGAACG